AACTCCGGACTGTCCAGCATGGATGAAAGGCGATGCCAGAAAGGAGTGGATTCGAATCATGGAGGAAATCAAATCAATGAAGGTAATGACTCTTCCAGACCGTGCCGCGATGGAGCAGTATTGTGTGCTTTATGGAACATGGCGAGACGCATTGCGGGCAGTGGCAAGAGAAGGGGCTGTTCTGAGTTCCGAGCATGGCGCGTATGAAAACCCAGCATCGAAAATTGCACTACGTTGCTCGGCAGAAATGCACAAGTATCTGTGTCAATTTGGGTTGACTCCAGCCTCAAGATCACGGGTCAACGTAACACAAGAAACGGCACCAGCGAGGATGAGACGGCAGCGATGACGAAAGACATGAGGCAGAACGTTTTGTTTATGTTCCTTGTGTGGGTGGCTGTAACCTTGGTTTTTATTTCACAGCATTTATGAAAATCGACAAAGTCACAAAGCGGTGGATTCGAAACGAAGCCGACGAAAAGGCGGCCTTCAACGGATGCCGCATGGACGAAGCTCGGGGCCAGTTTGTGATCGACTGGGCGCGTGACAATCTGGTTCTCTGGGAAGGTGACTGTGCTGGACTGCCTTTGATTGCCAGCGACTGGCAGGCCGATTGCGCAATGCGGCTGTTTGGCTGGGTCAAAATGTCCGCCCGATGGAAACGCGAGGTGCGACGGTTCCGAGAGGCATTGATTGGCAAGCCGAAGAAAAACAAGAAGTCTCCAACGGTTGCATGGTGGGATCTCTACCTGTTAGACGGTGACGGAGAGCCAGGGCAAAACGTTTACACAGCAGCCAAAGACGGACAGCAGGCCAGAATTGTTCAGGGCCATGCAATCAAGATGGTTCAGGCATCCCCAACGCTTTCGGCTTACATGCGGATCAACAAGACTGATTCAAGCATCACGGTCGACGAAACCAACTCAGCAATGAGGATTCTAAGCAGCGACAACGTTGCCTCTCAGAAATCAAAAGAAGGGCTGAACGGATCATGCTCAGTGGATGAAATCCACGTCGTCGACGCTGAGTTTATGAAGCGAATCAGCCGCATGGGTATCAGCCGATCCGAGCCGATGATTATTCAGGTGACAACGGCTGGAAACGATCCAACAAGCTACGGAAAGCAACGTTACGACTACGGCAAGCGGGTCGAATCCGGGGCATTTGAAAACGAGTCGTTTTTCTTCGACTGGCACGAAGCACCGCCGGACCTGACCGACGACGATCTGAAGAAAGACCCGATCAAATTTGGAATGATGGCCAATCCAGCCTGGGGCCACACTGTCGGAGAAGAGGAATTCATTGCGGACCTGCAGAGTTGCGATACGCCGTCAGCGTTGCGGACGTTCAAGATGTACCGGCTGAACATTTGGCAGCAGTCGTCGAATCCATTTCTGCAAGCTCACGATTGGGAGGCGTGCCGACGTGAAGTTCCTTGGGAGCATCTTGAGACGTTGCCATGCTGGGCAGGGATTGACCTGTCGAGAACTCGCGACCTTACCGCGTTGTGTCTTTGCTTCAAAGACCATGACGGCACGCTGCACTTTCGATGGTGGTTTTGGATGCCTGAAGACACGGCAAAACAACGTGTTGCAGCAGCTCCGTTCACCGATTGGGAGCATGACGAAAAGGCTCAATTGACCCTGACAGATGGTGACTGGATCGACTATGATTATGTCTGGTCAACTCTGTGCGAAATTGGGCAGCGTTTTCAGATTCAAAAGCTACTTTATGACAAGCGATTTGCAGACTATTTGATTCAGCGAGTGATGGTTGGAGAGCAGAACAGCGACGGAACTTGGAAGCATCGACCAGCAGAGTTTCCAATTGAAGAATGCGGTCAAGGTCCATTCATTTTGAATGAGCCAATTGAGGAATTTGAAAAGCTCGTGATGTCTCACAAGTTGACACACGACGGAAACCCGATCGCCGCATGGCAAGCCAGCAACGTGACCAGGGGAAAGAATGGCCTGCTTTGCAAACCTAACGGGAAAGATGATGTCAGGACAATCGACGGAATGCAGGCGGCCGTCATGGCTCTTGCTGGTGTCGAAAAGGGTGAGTCAAGCTTTGCATATTCTACCGCCGGTTCAGGCGTCGTTCTTTTCTAAGGTGCTTTGAATGTACGGCGTCAGCGAAATCATTGCGAATCCATCTCCGATCGGCAGCGGCCTGCAGAATCTTTCCGCGCGTGACGCAGGCGGCTGGACATCCATCATCGGTGGCGGCAAGTCATCGGCAGGCGTTCGAGTCACGCCAATGTCAGCGATGGGCTATCCACCGCTCTGGCGTGCCATCAATCTGATTAGCTCGCGGGTGTCGTGTCTTCCGTTCGATTGCTTCCAGCGTAACGGCAGCGACCGCACCTATGACGAACAGCATCCGGCCAACATCATGTTTTCCGGCGACATAAACGAAAACATGGACGCGGGCACGTTTATCGAAGTCATTACAGCGATGGCCGCATTGTACGGGAACGGGTACGCAGTCATCGATCGAGACTCACGCGGCAATCCGCTTGAGATGTATTTGCTGGATCCGCAAAAGACGTACCCGGCATTCTACGACGGCGCTTTGTGGTACGTGACGCGAATTGATCACGAGGAAATCAAGTTTCCGCAACGTGACGTTTACCACATTAAGGGATTGAGCCACAACGGAATTCAAGGCATTAACGTCATCGACATCATGAAGGACGCATTGGGCGTCGGCATGGCGGCTCAGCAGTTCGGAGGCCGGTTCTTTGGGCAAGGGTCTAACGCTGGCGGGATCCTCATGATTCCAGGGCACTTTAGCGAAGAGAAAATCCGGAACACGATCGACGCATGGGAGAAGATGACTCAAGGGCTCCAGAAAGCCCATAAGGTTGCGTTACTGCAGGACGGAGCAAAGTTCCAGCAACTCACCATCACCAATGATCAGGCACAGTTCCTTGAAACGCGGCAATACGAAATCAGGGCTACGATCGGAAACATTTACGGCATTCCGCCGCACAAATTGGGCGACGATACCCGCACAAGCCACAACAGTCTGGAGTCAGAGAATCAATCCCTGCTGGATGACTGCCTCAACGTGTGGCTGAAGCGGCACGAGCGAGAAGCAAAGCGAAAACTGCTCACCGATCGGCAGCGAAAAAACAACACTCACTTCTTTGAGTTCAATCGCGAAGCCTTGATCCAGATGAGCTTTGAGACAAAGGTCAACGGAATCTATCGCCAAACGGAAATGGGGCTGATTACGTGGAACGAAGGCCGCAGAATGATGAATATGCCTGACATCGGACCGGACGGTGACAAGCGATTCCACCCGGCAAACTGGATGGAAGACGGCGTTGAACCGGTGCAAAAACCTGCTCCGGCTGTGCAGAATCCGGCGCAAACCGGCGACAATTCGCCACCACAAACGCCACAAAACAGCGTTTTGCGGGCCATGATTGCCAGTTCCGTGACGAATGCCTTGCAGATCGAGAAAGACCGCATCGTCCGAGCGTCGAAACGGTCAGACGGTTTTCTGTCGGCCGTCGATGCAATCTATCAAACATGGACAGATACGTTTACGGCCGATCTGGGCTGGCAGTCTCCGGAAACGGTGGTGGCAATCGCTAAACATACCGAGGAAAGCAAACGTCAGGTCATGGACGTGGCTGGGGTGGCGACAAGTTCAACGCTCGAAACTCACGTCAGGGATCTGGTTGCGTGCTGGTCTGATCGTGGCGAAATTCTGGTTGATAATCTTTTGAAGGCGGCAGTGAAATGAGCGACGGCGGGCAGGTAGCGTTTCTTGATATCTCCACAGAACTGCTGAGTGAACTTTGCAAGGGGCTTACGTCAGGAATTAATCCTCGCTGTTACGTTGTTCACAAGAATGCTTTGCCACAAGACGCGAGAGCAGTCGGAGCATCGCTAATCAGCGAGCACACAATTCGCATCGCGGTGAAATCATCAGAGTTCAAAGGTGGCGAGGTGCTGCCGTCAGTGTGGCTTAAATCTTTAGAACAGGCTACAGAAAGCGTGTGCTGAAATGCTCGACTTAAAGCCATGCCCGTTCTGCAATTCGAACAACGTGGAGTTGTCCGAAAACGATCGCGGTGATCACGCAGTGTATTGCCGTGACTGTCGCGCGGAGGGTCCGCCTGCGATCCATGAAGGCACAAAGGAAGAGGCCGTAAAACTTTGGAACAAGCGAGGACACAATGATTAACGCATCACTCTTGGCATCAGTTCCGGCACGCATCATCAACGCTGCCTCAGATCCTCAGTGGAAGATTTTTACAAACGTCTCAGACGAAGGCGTTGACGTTCGCCTCGATGGGTTCGTTGGCGACGAATACACACAATCCGACGCAGCATCGATCAGAGAAATCCTGCGAGCCAATAGGGGCAAACTAGCAACGCTGCGAGTATCCAGCGGCGGCGGGCTGGCGTTTGATGGGATCAACATTCACAACGCATTTGCTGAGCATGACGGGCCAACGGTTGGGATTATTGAAAGTCTTGCGGCGTCAGCAGCAGCCGTGGCTGTGCTCGGGACGCAAACAATCAAGATGAACGCCAACGCCACATTTATGATTCACGAGTCGATCGGCGACGTGAGGGGCCATGCCTGGGAGATTCGCGAACTGCTGCAGTGGATGGACAGGCTCGACACTGCAATAGCGGAAACACTTTCAGACAAAACGGGTTTGCCATTGGCGACCGTTGTCAATCATCTGAAAGGCAACGGTGACGGTACTGTCTTCAATGCTCAGGAAGCACTCAAGGCCGGATATGTTCACGAGATCATCGGAAAGAAAGAGGCAGGCAAGTCAAAGCCAAAGAACTCAGTCAGTGCCGATCGTTTGCGAATGTGGAAACGAGCATTGACACGATGACACTTACTCGCTAACAATTCACGCATCAGCTCAGCGACCCATGAGGGCACGCGAGCAAATTTCGATCTGATGTGCATGAGCAGCGTCGGTCGTTTGCAGTTTTGGTATTTCCAAACCTGTCAGCGACCAACGCTGTTTTCGTTTGGTCCTGACTCAAAATCAAAGGATCAAACACAGTGGACGAATTTCAGAAACTTGTTGGCGAGCGAACCGCCCTGCTTGATCAGGCTCAAGCACTGGTTGACGCAGGCGTAACGGCTGGCTCACTCAGCGAAGACGATGACAAGAAGATCACGGATTTGCACAATCAGGCAGAAGCCCTGACTGCAAAAATCAACGATCTGCAGGCCGCAAATGACCGAGCCGCGAAAGCCCTTGAAGCACAGAACAAGCTTAAGGCAACTCGCCTGAATCCGCTTGTCAACCGCATCAAGAACATTGGCACGAATGCACCAGCGATGCCATCAAATGGTGGCAACGGTGCTTTCAAGCTTCCTGCAAACGTTCGCCGGTTCAACCCAACGAACTTCGCACCGGAAGCGGACGAAGCAGGACGGCAGCCAGTTGAGCGAGCTTATCGTTTCGGCCAGTGGGCACTCGCCACAGCCACGATGTGTATGCCTGGCAAGTTCCAGTTCTATAACGCTGTCGAATTCTGTCAGCAAAATGGGCTGATGAACGTTCACGGCGAAGGCGGCGGAGACGTTTCCGGGGCTGGTATCTTTGTTCCGGATGAGTTTTCGACCGACATTATTCGACTCGTGGAACAGTTCGGCGTTATTCGTCGACTGGTTCCGGCTCAGTTGATGACCTCGGAGACAAAGACGACTCCGCGACGAATTGGCGGGCTGACTGCGTTTGCTGTTGGTGAAAACAACGCTGGAACAGAATCAGACGCAAAGTGGAACGAAGTGAAGCTCGTTGCCAAAAAGTGGATGGTTCTGACACGCATGAGCAACGAACTGGCGGAAGATTCCGTGGTGTCAATCGCGAACGAATTAATCCGCGAAATCGCTTTGGCGTTTGCCTACACGGAAGACCTTGCAGGGTTCACCGGAACAGGAACGTCAGCGTTCAATGGCATCGTCGGCATCGTCACAAAGCTGGACACGCTGACGGCTGGAACGGCTCCAGGCCTGATTCTTGGTGCTGGCAACGCTTACAGCGAATTGACGCTGGCAAACTTCAACAGCGTCATGGCTGCACTGCCGCAGTACGCAGCACAAAGCCCTCGCTGGGTTTGCCATCGCAGCTTCTTTTACGGTGTCATGCAACCGCTGGCTCTTGCAGCCGGTGGAACAACTGCGGGCGACATTGTCAGCGGGATTGCTCCGCGATTTCTTGGCTACCCGGTTGAGTTTTCGCAGGTCATGCCGTCAGTCGCAGCCAACAGTCAGATTCCTGTCATCTTCGGTGATCTTGCATTGGGTTGCCAGTTCGGTGATCGCCGGATGATGAACGTCGAGTTTTCTGATCAGGTTTCCGTTGGCGGTCAATCCGTCTGGGAACGCGATCAGATCGCAGTGAAGGCAACCAGCCGAAACGATTTTGTTTGCCATGACTTCGGAACCAACTCGGTCGCGGGGCCGATTGTTGGTCTGGAAATGGCAGCAAGCTAATCGACGGCTGACACGATACGCGGGGCTTCGCGTGAAGCCCCGCACTCTTTGCGAATCATCCTGAACAGGAATCAATACAGTGAACCGACTCGACTTTCGAACTGTGAGCATCACGCCGCCTGCGGCGATTGCAGACAACACGACGCTGACCACTGCCGAAATTGATACCCTCGGTTGGTCTTACCTGACCATCATTGTTTACCTTGGAGCCACAGACATCGCAATGACTGCGCTGTCAGTGACTCACTCAGACACGGCTGGTAGCGGTCATTCCGCCATCACTGGCCTTGTCTGGGGCACGTCTACAAACATCGACGGCAGCACGTCTGCCCTGCCATCGGCGACCGATGACAATCTGTTCCAGATTGCTCAAATCGATCTCAAGGGCAAGCGTCGTTACATCGACGTGACGGCGACAATCGGCGACGGTGCGGCCGGTGGTTTCGTCACGATTCTTGGAATTCTCAGCCGTCCACAGGTTTCGCCAACGACTATCAGCGAAGCCGGTGCAAACGAAATCCTGCGAGCGTAAACCATGCACACAATCACGTTCCTTCGTGGTTGGCAAGGGCGGGCCGTGGGGTCGCAAGACTCCCGGCTGCCTCTTGGCATCATGAAAACTCTTGTTCTC